ACCGATCTTGATTGCTTCCGTCCCGAGTTTCTGCAACCCGTCGAACACCACTTCCACTTTCGCCTGGAACCCCTTTGCAGCGGACAGACGTGTGAAGAACTCGCCCACGGCTTTCGCGCCGTCGTTCATCGACCCGACCACCTTGTTCGCCAGCGGCAGCAGCGACATCCCCAGCTCAGTCGCCGTGTCGCTCACGTTCGACTTCAGCCGTTTCATCTGGTTCGCGAACGAGTCCGCCGTCCTGGTCGCGTCACCTTGCGCTTGCGCGGTCTGCGCCATGATCTGTCCGGCGCGCGCCTCAACTTTCTGCACCTCCGTCAGTTCCTTGCCTCGAGCCGCGATGCCGTGCGTGTACGCCCATTCCTTCGTGGACGCTTCCGTCAGCAGGACACCCAGCGACCGCAGCGGTTCAGCTTCGCCCACCAGTCCCGCGCGGATCTTCTCGAGCGCCTCACCCGTCGGGATGTTGTTGAACGACCCGAGGTCTGTTGCGAGCTGCACGAACTTCACCGACATGTCCGCCGCTGCGTCCTTGTTGCCCAGCATCGGACCCAGCAGCGCGCCCATGTCCGCTGCCTGCTCGCGCATTTCAAACCGGCTGGTGCCGGTCGCCTCGCTGAACTTGTCGATCGCGGTCGTCACGCGCGGCAACGTGTTGCCGAACACCACGTCCAGCTTCGAGTCCACCTCCGCCGCGTCGGACGCCATCCCGATCATCTTCGCGCCGGCAGCGGCAGCGCCGACACCCAGCGCGCCCAGCCCGATCGCCGCAGACTTCCCCAGCGCCGTGAACGTGGATCCCAGCTTGCTGGTGTCCTGCGACGCGGAGTTCAGCGCTTTGCTAAACCCCTTTGTGTCACCGACGATTTCGATTTCGATTTTCTTCGCCACTACCGTCTACCTTTTCGTTGCGCGCTGGATGAACTCGAACGACTCGAGCAGCTGCATCGCCGTGAGAACGCCGATGTCGTCAGGACGCAGCCCACACCAGTGTCCTAGCCCTGCTGTCCAATAACTCTCAGGTCGCTCACCGGGGGGCTGTCCGGCGAGTCGCTCGAAGTCTCGCCACCGTCCGTCCTGCTCCCATTGCCGGTGTCTGTTTCTTCGAGCGCGATCGACGGGGGGAGGCTGTCGTCGTCGTCCTCCGCCGCGTCCTCGCCGTCGAACAGGAACGTGAACTTGCCGGCCGGCGCATCCCACAGCGCGTCCATGTTCGGTTTCTGTCCGCGCTTCCGCCAGATCGCGATGGCTGCGAGCGCCACCATCAGGTCGTTGTCGCCGGCGTCGAATGCTTCCGCCAGCTCGCCGGCGCGCACACCGCTTTCCACCTTTATCAGGTGCAGCTCACGGTTCGTGAAGTAGTCGGCTTCCAGCGGGTACTCGCCGTTGTAGCCGGTGACGCCCTCGATCACGATCCTGTCCACGTCGGTCCTTCCTCCTAGAAGTGTTTTCCGTTCAGTCTGTCCATCGCCTGCTCGAGCGCTTGCATCACCTCGTCCTGGTTCGCCTGCAATGACGCCTCGAGGTGCCGCTGCTGCAAGCGTCCGAAGTCACCGCGCTTGCCGGACCGCTTCCGTGCCGTGCCGCGAACGAACACGCTGCTACCGCGACCCACCCGGTTCGCGAGTTTCTGCGTGCTGCCGCGGTATCTGCTGATCCGTGTTGTCGCATCCTTCCTCACCGGTTCCGCTGCCGTTTTCAGCTCGTTCTTCACCACTTTCGGTGCGTCACGTGAGACCGTGTTGAGCGCTCGCACGGCCTCACGTACGCCTGTCACCCTGATCGTTCCGGCAGCCACCGGCTTATGTGAACGACTGAACGATGCCGGACTGTCCGGCGTTGCGGAACGTGAGTTCCGTGGTCGACGCCTCACCGATCGTGCCGGCGAGAGGGTTGTAGGTGTAGAGCAGACCCGACATGGTGAACTTCGGGTTCGTCGCGCTCACCGCCGAGCTGGTCGGCTTCACGGTGATCGTCACCGGCGTGTCCGACTGGCTGATCGGAAACATGTTCTGGTGCAGCTCGTTGCTCGCGAAGTTCTGGAACGCCATGAACGTCATGGTCGCGTCCGCGAGACCGGCCAGCGTCTGCTTATAGACAGCGCCGAACGCGGTGACGTCCACCTCGTCGCGGGTTGTCTCGATCGTCACCTCCGAAAAATGATCCGAGAAGTCGTCGCCGTCGATTGTGACGACGGGGGTTTTCAACACGAACGCCATTCCGTCCTACCTTTCCTGTCGGTTGTGCTGTCCCAGCCACCCGGCGGGTAGCCGATAACTGCCGGCGGTGAGGTCGTCCGGTATCACCTCGAGCAGACGGATGCTCCCTCGTTCGATCGCTCGCCGTTCTGCGTTCCTTTCTAGTCGCGCCTCGAAAATCGTGCCGGGTGCGTTCTCACGATACGCGCGCGACCCGACGACTTCGTACCTGCCCATCGTCATAGGTGGAACCGCGCTCACGCAGCTGCCTGTCGCCGGCTCGCGTAGTGCTGCTGCATGTCCATGAGCGATTCGTCCGGGTACACGCCGGCGAGAACCACGAACGGATCCTGCGCCTCGCTGCCGCGGTGGACCGTCGCGAGCTGTTCGTAGGTGTTCAGCTGTTCCACCGGCGACTTCCAGTCGACCACCTGATAGTCGTGCAGGTGGTGGTGCATGATCCGCATCCGGCCGGTCCAGTAGTGCGCCAGGTTCGTCAGGATCGACGTGTCGCACGCGCGCTGCCTGTCCGGGTCCGCCGGCCGGTACCCCAGCGGCCGCATCAGCGCAGCCGGGTAGATCCGGATCCCGCTGCCGCCGGAGTAGTTCAGGAACCGCGTCGTCAGCTCACAGCCGTCCTCGCGCACGACGCTGATCCGCTGGAACCCCACCATCGTCCGGTCGTCCGGGAGGTCCAGCAGCGCGCGATGGTCGATCCAGTCGTCGCTGCCGCACGGCACCACGTAGTCCGCCGGGTGCGCGTTGTGGCGTGGGTCCAGCGCGAGCTGGATCCCGTCATTGAACTTCCGCGACAGGTAGCGGTTGTCCCGGCGCACGGTCGCGAACCCGAGGTCTGTCGCCGTCGTCAGGTTGTCGTCGTCCGCGACCACCACCGCGCTCGCGCGCACGCCGTCCAGCTCGAGCGCGTCGCACGTCCGGCGCAGCTGCCGCAGACAGATCCGGGTGAGGTCGAACCGTGCGTACGCCGGCACGACGAACCACAGCGACTTCATGCCGGCACCGGCGCGAGCAGGATCCCGCGGTGGTACGCGAGCGCGACCGCGTGCGTCCTGTTCTTCGCGCCCAGCGACAGCAGCAACGACTTCACGTAGTGCTTCACCGTGTTCACCGACAGGAACAGGTCCGTCGCGACTTCGCTGTCCTCCATGCCGTCCGCCAGCCGGATCAGAACATCCATTTCCCGGGACGACAGCTCGATCACGCTGCCACCCGCTCGAACGCTTCCGCCCACCAGTCCGGATGCACCAGCATGTGCAGCTGTCCCTTCGCCGGCCACGTGTGCGCCACCTGGTCGAAGTCCTGCGACCAGCGACCGCCGCTGTCGGACAGGTAGTCACCGCGCGGCAACCAGTTCGCATCGAACTCGAGACCGAACGCGGACAGCGGGGTGGTGTTGAACCCGAGTCGCTCGATGCTGCCATAGTCGTCGCGGTAGCAGGTGTCGAACATTTCGTCGTTCACGTAGTTGTGGACGCGACACAGATGGTTGCCGTGCGCGACCGTCGACCGGATCGTGTGTCCATAGGACCGCAGTTCGTCGGTGACTTCGTGCAGCACCTCCGCCGGGTCGCGGCCGGTCTCGAGCGCGACCGTGATCGCGTCGTTGTGGATCCCGATTTCGTGTCCGAGTTCCGCGATCGACTCGCACGACCGGCGCAGCAGATCCTTGTCCTGCCAGTACGGACTGGTGTGCAGGATGTAGTACGTGGACGTGTACCCGCGGTCGCGCTCCCACGACGCCATCCGGACCGCCGGGTGGATCACGTTGTCGCAGTCGTGGCGGACCGCGATCGAACCCGGCATGAAGTAGATGTCGTTCCCGAGCGCGTCGAACACCGTGTCCATCCGCACGATCGAACCCGCACGCTGGTACAGCGCGTCCAGCGCCTCGAGGTCTGCCGGGAGGAACGGCGCGCACAGTCTCACGCAGCCACCGCCATGTCCCGGATCCCGCGCGCGCGCTCCGTCACCAGCAGCTTCATGTCCTTCTGGAACGGCTGGTTGCACAACCGTTCTGGTGCCTGCGCGATCGCGAGGTCGATGTCGAACGGCTGGTGGATGTGCTTGAACATCGGATACAGGACGCCGGCAATGAAGTCGCAGTCGTACAGGAACGCGTCGTCCGCCGGGTAGAAGTCCAGGTACCGGTTCAGCGCTGTCCACGGCATCGACCGGTCCACCAGCGCGCCACCGCAGACCAGCGGGAGGTCGTCGTAGCCGGCGGGGTTCTCGCCGTGCGCGTACACCGCCGTCGGAATCCCGGGTTCGTACGCGTCCAGCAACGCGAGCTGCGTCGATCGTGGCACCAGGACATCATCGTCCTGGAAGTAGACGACACCGGTGGACGCCTCGAGCGTCGCGTAGAACCGGCCGGCCGTTTTCACGTCGTCGCGTTCGGCGTTGTTCCAGATCAGCACGCGGTCGAATATCAGACTGTCCACGATTCGGGACACCATCTCACGCTGGTCGCCTCGCGTCACCAGGCACGCCGTCACGTCGCTGGTTCTCAGCATCGTTCCAGCACCGTCCAGAACACGCCACCCTGGTACATGGACCGCTGCAGCACGTCCGTCACCTGCCAACCGGCCGGAGGTTCAACTTTCGTAGCTACTCCGGTTCCCAGGATCACGGACCGGTTCGCGCGCGAACACCACAGCTCGAGCTGGTCGGCTGCGCGCTGAAACTGGTTCGTGTACGCGTCGACGCTCACGACATCCCAGCGCCGGCGCGTCTGCTGCGCGTACACGTACGCGTCACCGACTACGTACTCCCAGCCCTGCGGGTACGCCAGCACCATCGCGCCCAGCTTTTCCGCGTCGCTGTCCACACACGTGCCGGTGAGTCCCTCGTCCGCCATCCAGATCGCGTCCTGTCGTCCGTGGAACGCAGCCGCGAACAGAATCAGCGCTGTCTCACAGTCCTCGAGCGCTGCGACCGGGAACACCTCGCCGGCTGCTTCGTAACGCACCTGCTCGAGCGTCACCATTGCGACCAGTCCACCCGCGCGCGCTCGAACCCGCACCGGTCTTTGAAGAACCGCAGTCCTTCCGTTCCGCTGTCGTACCGGTTGTAGACCAGGTAGCCGGGTTGCATGGATTCAGCGCCGACGACCCCCTGCACCAGCAGGTACATGACTTCATGCTCGAGGTGGTCGGCGTGCCCTAGGATCTGCGACACCAGCGCCAGATCGCCGGCACGGTAGATCCAGCAGTACGCGACCAGCCGTCCGTAGGACGACTCGATCCCGTAGGTTCGGACACCGTGGCGTGGACACGGATAGTCCGGCAGCGGGGTCGTCGGCGGTGGCGTCAGGTAGCCGGCGGACATCTTCCGTCCTTGTCGCTCCGGCATCGACAAGTTCACCGCCGCGATTTCGGTGGACCGTTCGTGCCGGCGGATCGCGCTGAACGTGTACCCGCGCCGGCTCGCGCGGTCTGCGCGCTTTCGCGCGGTCCGATGCCGGTCGCGCCATACGCTTGCACCTTGCAGCGGCAGCACCGCGCATTCGTCGTAGCCGTCGCGTAGCTGCTCAAACAGCGGGTGCGCGAACTGCGTGCAGATGTGGTCGCCGGTATCGCAGACCACCTCGAGTCCGATCCTGGTCGCGAGCATCGTCGCGCTCACGATCGCGCTTTCACGATCACCACAGTCCACGTCGCACCCAGCAACGCCGCGTCACTCGCGCTGTCGATGAACGTGATGAACCCGGACCGCTCACGGCAGTCCAGCGACGTCGCGAGACCACCCAGCGTTTCGTCCGCCTGGATCGCTGCAACGATGCTCAGCGGATCTTCGTCGTCCATCAGCGCCAGCAGCAGATCCTGTCCAGCGGTGTGATCCGCGGTCGACACGCGAGCGCGAACCGTCAGCAGCTCGCCACCGACCAGGTTCGTGAACGCGCGCAGATCCGGGTCGCTCGAGGGGTCCGCCGGATACAGGTCGATCGCCGGCGGTGTCGGGTTCAGCAGCATCCGCGGTTCCACCTGCACGTCCACGTCCGTCACGTCGTCCACCGCGTCGCGGATCTGGTCGGCCACCGCGTCCATCAGTTCCGCGAGCGTCGCTGTCACGCGAGACCCCACACGCCAGCCCACCACCAGAACAGACCGGCGACGACCACGACGCCGGCGACAACCTGCACGCGCGTCACGCGATCCCCCATTGCGCTTTCAGCGGTGCGAGCTTGTGCGCGTGCCGTTCCCAGCTGTCGCGCGCGGTTCGTTCCGCCGGCAGCTCAGCGCCCAGCCCGATCAGACCGAACGGCGATTCTTGCTGTCGCCAATGTTCCACCGCGCGTTCCAGACACACTTCCTGCGCGAGCGCGAGCTGCCACCCGGACAGTCCCTGGTCGCTGTCCAGATTCACTTCCGAGTCGATTTCTCCGGCTGCGGTGAGCAGCACGCGGTCCATCGCCTCGAGCTGTTCGTCCGACGGTGTGCGGATCTTGAGAATGCGCGCCAGCTCCGTCCGGCTCGCGTACGGCACCGATGGCGTCACGTTCTGCGTCGGCACCGTCGGCAGCAACAGGTCGCCGTCCGCGTCCGCGAAAATAACCCGATACCACAGACCGGCCGTGTCGCTCGCGAGCTGCGTCGTAAAGTTCCTGATGGCGGGGTTCGCCGGGTCCGCGTCCAACGGTGACAGCGCCACCGTGTCGATCGTCGTCCAGTCCGCTTCCTCCGCGTCCGCTGTCAGCGCTTCCTGAATCCGCACCTCCGTCCACGGCAACGAGTCATAGCGTGCTGTCGGCTGGTAGTTCTCGAACGTGATGACAGCCACCTAGTCCACCTCCCCTGTTACTGGTTGCGCGATCCGTCCGGAACCGTACGCGCCGGCCACCCAGCCTGTCAGCACGGCGTCCAGCATCTGCGGGTTCCCCAGCGTCCCTTCTGTCGCGAACGTCATGACCAGCGGCACCGTGAATCCGCCGTACCGTCCACGGCGTCCCTGCGTGTCGACGCTGAACGTCAGCGGCACCGCGAACGAACCCGCGCGGTTCCGTTGGCTGTCCGTCACCACGTCCAGCGTCAGCGGAATCGTGAACGCCGCGTGCGCGGTGCGCTTGCCGGCGGTGGCGATCCCCAACGTGAAGTCGGACGCGAATGCGGCGGTGACGGTCCCGTCGATCGTGCCGTCGGTGGCGAAGTCGATCGTCAGCGGAACCAGGAACGCGCCATGCGCGATCCGCTTCCCGGTCGTCGCGAAGTCCAGCGACAGCGGCACCGCGAACGCGCCTCGAGCTGTCCGGCTGCCGGCAACAGCGAACGTGATCGACAGCGGCACCGTGAACGCAGCGTTCGCGTTCTTTTTGCCGGCGACAGCGATCCCCATCGTCAGCGGCACGTCGAACGCTGCGTGCGCGGTCTTGTGGCTGGTGGTGTCTACACCCAGCGTCAGCGGGACAGCGAACGCGCCGTTCGCGTTCTTGTGTCCTGCGTGTACGGCGTCGAACGTGAAGTCCGCGCTGAACGCGCCGGTGACGACAGCGCCGGCCGCAGTCTTGGACGGCACCGGGTGCCGGCGCGTCTGCAACCACGGACGGTTCGTCCGTCCGTAAAGCCGGCGGGGGTAGCGCACCTGCTACCCGTCCTCGAGAACCCACGCGGTGATCGCGAACGATGTGCTGTCTGTCGGTGCCGCGAGCAGTCGGCAGCACAGCAGCGTCGCGCCGGAGGTGACGAACCCGCAGCCGTCCGGCAACCACACCAGGTCCGGGTTCCGTAGGTTCCACGCGCCGGCGAACAGCTGCACCGCCGTGCCGGACGACGCCGGCGTGGTGTTGTTCGTTTCGCACGTGAACCCGGCCGCGGCATCTGTCAGGTTGCACGGTCGCGGGGTCGCTGTCGAACCACCCGACCCGGACGTGGTGTTGCCGCGGACCCACGCGTACCGGATCCCTTCCTCCGCCGCGTCACCCAGCTCCGTCGACTGAGATAGGTACCAGCCCAGCACGGTGATCGGCTTTTCTGCTGCTGCGTCCAGCTCGAGGAAGTCGTCCGCGGTGGTTGCCGCGTCCACGTCGAACGAAACGGTGTAGATACGGCTCATTAGCGTCGTCCTCTCAGTTGAAGTCCTGCGTATGTTCGATACCTGCGCGGACGGACGTGTGATGTCGCAGCCCCAGCACCAGCCCACGACGCCCACCCGGTCGGGTCGTCAGCGTCCGACGTGGTTCCGGTCAACAGCGTTCGGGTCGCGCCGTTCCCGGTCTGGTCGGTGGCGAACTGATCGGTGGCGTCCCACAACCCTGTGGGCGTGAGTGACAACCAGTTCGTCCGGGTGAACGATGCGATCAGCGTCAGGATGTTCGCGTCCGACAGCACCGAGTTCCAGTACGCGATCACGGCGAGCCGGCCTGCGAACCAGTCGCTTGCACCGCTGTCGCCGCCAAGCTGAACCAATCCTGTGCCGCCGGGGGCGGTCGGGTTCGCCACAGTCCCGTCGAAGTTCTCGCCAGTCACCCACGTTGTCGTGTCGAACTTGTAACGGTGATACTTCGGTGTGACGGAACCTGTCGCTTTCGTCGCGACATGCAAACACCAGTTGTCCGATGACGTGGTGGTGGTGGTCGTTGCGCGTGCCGCGGAACCGTCGTTCAGGAAACCCACCTTGTTCGCGGCCGTCTTGTCCAGCCCGTAGCCGCGGCCGGCACCACCCGAAGTCATGCAGGTCGTCATGCCGTTCCAGGCGCTGTCACGACCAGCAGCGAACTTGCACAGCACCGCCATCGTCACCGCGGTATTGAAGTTCTGTCCGCCGATAGAAGTGCGGATCTGGTCGTCTACACCGTCGAACAGGTACGACATTTAGGACGCGACCGCACCCAGCGTGACGTCGATGTCACCGATGGCGATCGTGAAGTCGTCGCCGGCGTCCACCGCTTTCGACGCTGCCAGCTGATCTGAGAAAATGAACGTCCCGGCGGTCGACGCATCCCACACCGACACGTGGGTGTAAGTCTCCGTGTTCGACACCGCAGTCCACGTGGACGCGACGGTGTTGCTGATCGCTCCGGCGGACGCGTTCGTCCCGAACGTCGCCTGGATCCGGTCTGTCTCAGCAGCCGGGTTCGAGGTGCCGGCCGCGCCCGGATCACCCAGGTGCAGCTTCACCCACAGCTCAGCCGGCTCCGTCCACGCGGTCGACCGGCACAGCGCGTTCAGGATCGCATTCGCGGTCGCTGCCGCAAGTCCAACAGCCATTTCAGTTCCTCCCGTTCATTGCCGATAACTGTGAGTGTCGGGAGGTGGCACCGCGGCCGGTGCCACCTCCCTGTTCACCCCGACGCTAGGACGCCGTGGTGAGCATTGCGAAGGAACCGTCGTCCACGACGACAGCCTCGAACGCGCCGATCAGTCCGACTTCGACGCCACCGATCGCCGGTTCCACGACGCGGAGTTCCACCGGCGCACCCGGCGTTTCCGCCGTGAGCAGACCGGACGAATCACCGACCGCGATCACGCCGGAATCCATCCCGCGCGAGACCACCACGTTCAGCGGTCCAACGCCGGACTGACTCACCGACGTGAACTGTGAGAACGCGTCGCTGGTGAGTCCGAGCATGTACCCGAACCGGTCCGGTGCGAGATAGATGGTGTCCGCGAGCCGGCCGGAGTTCGCGAACACTTCCGCGTACCCGGCACCCACAGCCGTCATGAACTGCGCGAACGTCGGCGTGGACGCCAGCGTGGACGCGATGTTGTTCGAGAACGCGGAGTGCTGCAGCGCCTGCGCCGCGTCCTGTTCGGTCTTGAGCGCGTAGTCCGCCGCGACCAGCCGGAACCACAGATCGAGCGCGTTCGGCGTCGACCAGTTGATTGCCTGCCACGACAGGTCACCGCCACCCAGGTACGTCGAAGCGGTCGCCGTCACCATCGAGATGTCCATCCCGGTGTTGCCGGCTTCCGTTTTCTGCGTTCCCTGCACCGCGACGACCGGCGACGCATCCACCTGCGGATACGTCAGGACGCCGCGCTCGAGGTCGGCGCGCTGCGACGACTGCACGATCGGCCTCGAGGTGTCGATCACCTGGAAGATCTGGTTGATGTGCTGCGGTGGCAGCAGACCAGCCACGTCGCTGGTGAGCGTGTTCGCCGGCGTGCGCTTGAGCAGCTCGAGCCTTTCGGCTGCGCGCTGAATCGCGTCCTTGTCGCCCACCTGCGTCTGGATCTGTGCGGTGACGCGACCGGTGCCGGTGAGGATGATGTCCCGCGCGTACGCAGCCATCGTCCGGTAGACCACGCCGTCGTCGTCCGCGTCGATGCCGTCCGTGTTGCCGGCCATCGCACGCCGGATGTCGCGGGACCGCTCGCTCGCGATCTTGTCCGCTTCCACCGACGCCTGCAGCTCCGTGATTTCCGTGTCCAGCTCGAGCGCGCGCTCACGGTACGCGGTCGCCTGCTTCTTCTGGATGTCTGACAGGTCGCTGTCGCCGGCTTCCCGGAGCAGTTCCTCGTGCGAGGTCTGCACCTGGTCGCGCTCGTCCAGTCGGACCTGCAAACGACGTTCCGTCTGCGTGCCCATCAGTTTCCGTCCTCCGTGTCGTCGTGACTGGTTGTGCGGGTGTCGCCGGCGGAGGTGTCCGCGTCTGCGGAGGTGTCCGACTGTGCGAGGTGCGCGGTGTATCGCTCCGGCAAATCTACACCGGACAGACGACAGCGTTCCACCAGATCCGGATCCATCGGGACCGGTAGGAACGCTTCGTCCACAATCAGCTGGTCCGCCCCTTCGCGGACCGCCAGAACTTTCGCGCCGGCATAGGCGCTGAAACGGGTGAACGCGATTCCGACCAGGTGCGCTTTCACACGCTGGACGACGCCGGCGTCCGATCGCGTCGACCGCACCGGCTTCGCCTCGAGCGACACACCGTCCACGGCGTCCGGCAGCAGCTGCAACAGCTTGTCGCCGTCGGACCCCTCGAGGATCCGGAACGTGCCGTGATAGCCGTCCGCTTCGCGGCGGAGCGCGACACCCTTCCCGACCAGTCCGCCCATCCCCTGCTGATGCTCGAAGTTCGCCAGCATCCGATGTGCCGCGTTCAACTGGTGGTCGAACATCT